TAGGTCCATATCCTTCATGTATATTTTTATGACCCCAAGGTTCGTTTTCATATGTAACACATTCGGATGCACAAAGTATTTCAGTTTTAAGATTTTGGCTTAACCACTCCGATGGATTAGTTTGCCATACAATATCTCTAACATCTGTTGTGATTATATGATTCCATTCTCTATCATCGTTTTGTAAAAACCACCACATATCCACCAATCGTTTCATATGAGGATGTCCTTGCAATTCAGCACCATAACATTCCCAACCAAATGAAGAAAGGTATTCAATCGTTTCATTTGGTATGTTATAACATATCATTACCTTATCTCCGATAAATCCGGATTTATTCAATGATTCAACATATATTTTAATCTTTTCTGGCATATAGTTTGCTATTGCCGATATAACTAAATCTTTCATTATCTTCCGTATTTTGCCCAATCGTTATGCATAAATAATCCTTCACCATGTGCTACGCCATAGTTTTGTTGTGCCCACCATTTACTTATATTCCCTTCTAATGCAATTCCATCTCCTGCAAATTGAGAAACTGTATCTAAGTAAAATTGTCTTTTGTATAAACAAGGATTATTTGTCCAATTACCATAACGAGAATTTGTTAAGAAGTATTCTCCAAATTGACCAATGTGTTCTGGAAAAGATTCTTTTGGATTACACCAATGTAATGAATCTAAAAGATGTGGCGAAGTACATCCTATTTCATCATCATAATAAGTAAGTTCTTTACCTTGATGTCTAAATGAAAAATGTGGATAACCTGGCTTTTTTCTATGTCTATATCTTACTACATCTACACTACCATCTAACATTTCCAAACCGGATAATAATCTATCATATGTAGTTTCTTTATTTTCAATCAAATTCCAATCATGTTCTAATACTAACACATTATCAGTTTGAGCATTTTCAGTTAATTTAATAAATGCTTTTCCGATTCCTATATTTTGGGTTAAACCAATAAAATCTAATCCAAAATGTTTTGCTATTTGATAATCTTGTTCATTGAATTCCTGAAACAATATAGTAACATCATTTACTATATCAAACAATCCATTTTGATGATATGTGGTTAAAGTATCAACTAACACTTGCCCACTATTCCATGCCAATATACCTACACTAATTGGTAATTTGTCCATTTCTTAAATAATTTATAAAGTTATTATAATCTTCTTTTTTTCTTTCATCCCAAATAGGTTCATCCGATGTCGTACTCATTTCCGTATCAACTCTAAAATTTCGTAATACTGCTTTTGGTGCTGGATTTACATCTTTTATGATATTATCGCCATACCATATTTTTATATCATCAGGAATATCAATCCAATCTTTTTTATTCAACATAATAAAACAACCCCATCCCCAATCGTTTACACCAGGTTGCCATACTTCTAATATAGGGTCACCCTCTATGTTTAGGGATTTATAATTACCCTCACCCATTCCAATGATACCAAACTGATTTAATACATCTTCGGTTATTACTTCAAATATGTTTGGATTAAAGTTTATATCATCGTTTAGTAATGCAACTAAATCATTTTTTGCATTATGTATTCCCCAATTCCAAGCAGGATTTACATAAATGTTTTTACCAAATGAAACATGCCTAACCTTTTCTACCGTTCCATCCAATACATCTGTCAATTGATTATTTATTACAATAATCTCATCTACATACTCACATTCATTTAAATCTGAAAGTAGTTTTTTTGTTCTGTCTGATTTCCAAAGTGTTGGAATTATTATGCTATATTTATTCATTTTATTTTCTAAATATTAAAAGGACATCATCATATCTATCCTTATTATTTCTTAAATCTATTGTTTCGTAATACAAACCCAACTTAGAACATAGGATGTCTATTTTTTCCTTATCTCTATCAAACTTTTGAATATCTTCTATAATCATAGTTCCACCCATTTTTACTTTTTTAAACCAATGTTCTATTGAAAACAATTGGGATTCTAAAGTATGTGGCCCATCATCGATTAAATAATCAATAGAATCATCTTCAAACGTATCTAAAATTTTTTGTGTGTATGCATCATCCTGAATGATATTAATATCTCCCATTTCTCTGATGTTCTGAGCTATACCATCTGGCAATCCATCTCCAAATGGGTCAATGCCTGTTATTTCGGAATGTATAAACCAATCTCTTAATAATTTTATAGATGCACCTCTGTGTACTCCTATTTCTAATATTTTTAATTTATCATTTCTTTTTGCGGTGAATTCATCAGAATACCAACCATTGATATAATCATGCGTTGTTCCTTTATCACTTTTTGTTTCAAATGATTCGTAAAATTCTGAAAATTTCATTACTTATGGTGTTTAAACTTTTCTATTAATTTATCTACAATTTGTATTTGTGTATAATTGTGTAATACTTTCATCATCCCATTATGTGCTATCCTTTCTCTCTCCTCTTCGTTTTCATTGTAGTAGTTCATCTTCTCTATACAATCAAACATCTCATCGTAATACACAATATCTTCACCATCTATAAACATTTCAGAAAGACCTGTTTCTTCTGGCAATCTATCGGTTAGAACCATCTTACCACAAGCCATTCCTTCGAATATTCTACGAGTAATTTCTTTCCATCTACTATTCTGAATAACCATTATTCCACTATTCAAAAATTCAGTATGTTCTTTTGGCCCCAAACCATTACGATTGCCAACTACACCTTCTGCCCAATGTGTTAAGTAATCTAAAAATGATGAATTACCTATCCCTCTCGTTGTAACCGCTACATGCTTTGGTTCTAAATTCATAGGGAATTGAACTGCTGTATCTGCAAAATGATTTATCCATTCAGCATTTATACCCATCTTTCTATATGCTTCGGCGCATCGTTTATCCGGTGTAATTGTGAAATGGAATCTATCTGCTTTAGGAGAATTTCTTTCAAAGTTTTGTGGGTCATCTCCACTTTCTTGTATCCAAAACGAGGGTACTAAATCTTTGTTTAAATATTGTGAATCAAATCTACCCCAATCCATAAACAATACAATATCAGTTTGTGGTTTGGAATCTACCCAATTCTTTAAGTCGGTATCGTTAGTTTTAACTATTTGAGTTTCCCAACCTCTTTCTTTGAATTCATTTAGGAGTGCCATTGGAGTTGACCATTGTTCTCCATCTTTGTAATCGTATATGAATGTTATTTTATTTTGCATATTCCTCTCTTTTAAAATTTATATCATAGTGATTTTCACCTTCTCTATTATATGCTGAATATGGTTTCCAATTTATTCCATTTTGAATATAATTAATTTCAGCATTAAATCTATTTTGTTTTACATCATCTATTTTTATTGTTTTTAAATAAGAAGCCTTTGCCCACCAAAAATTACCTGAATATATTTTCCAATCTGCTACCATTGTATATAATATACCATATGTATTATATGATGTTTTTTCTAAAATTTTAAAAACACTTTTACATTTTTCAATGTTAAAATAATTCATAATATGTCTCCAACTTACTATATTAGAATAATTTAATTCTTTTTGTTTGGAAGCTCCTTTTGTATGAAGATACAAAATATAATCGGAATCTCCAAATTTTTCTTTATCTTTTTCTATCAAATTTAATGTAATAAATTCATTCCCATTAACTGAAATATCTCTCAAATTATTCTTGTCAATTATATTAAGTAAATTTATTATTGAAGTACTATTCAATGATATTGAAATGCCAATATTTAATTTATATGGAAAATCAAAATTAAATTTTATTAATTCTAATTGCTCTCTTACTATCTCATCAACTCCATCGATTGCATATATGTGATAATAGATGTGTATCATTACAAAGTATCGTAGTAATTATTTTGTCGTTCTTGTCTTTCGATTGTTTTTGGATGTTTGATACAATAGAGTTCTTCTAATGGAAAATTGGTATAATTTTCAAACCCACCTATTCTTTCATGCACTTTACCACTCCATCCTATTTGTTCTGGTTTATTTTTGTAAATACGAGTCTGAACATCAGGAAAATTTACCCATCCATTTTCATTCACATTCCATCCCCATTTTTGTATATGTTCATCAGTCAATCCTTCAACTGTATTAATACGAGGAACTAAAACAAGGTCTTTATCTGCATTAGCTTCCAATAGTGCTTCCAAATTTACAATCAAATCTGGCGTAAGATATTCATCTGCATCCAATTGGAATATCCACTCACCTTTACATTGTGAGTTTAGTAAGTTTTTCCATTGTGCAAAATCATTATCGAATTCGGATTCAATGAGAGTTATATGGTCTGCATTAGCTTGTAATTCTAAATACTCTACCAATTCAGTAGGTGCTTTTGGAGTATCTAACAACACTACTATTTCCGAATTTTCTTCTTTGTAGTTTAATAACTGATTAACCAAACGAATGGTTTCTTCGACTTCGTTACAAGCCGTTATTGCGTAACTTAATTTCATTTAAATATTCTTTTAATTGGTCTTTTGGTTGCCATCCCAATCTATTTAAGGCATCATCATTAATTCTAATGGTTTCTCTATAATTACCTTTCACATCATCTACATATCTGATAGGATGTGGTGCGAATAAACTAGCTACTTCATTTAAAGAGTAATTACGACCTGTACCCAATTCCCAAGCATCTTCATGCTTTTCATCACTTTCTGCGATTCGTATTAACCCATCTACAATATCATTGATATGTGTAAAATCTCTTTTTTGCTTACCATCTCCGTGAATTAAAATTGGAGTGTCATTTTTTACAGCTGCTCTCCATAATCCAATTACAGCTGCCATATGAGAGTCTACCAATTCGCCAGGCCCATACACATTATAAAACCTAACTATCTCCGCATTCAACCCATACACACCTTTAAACATCTTTATCCATTCCTCTCCCATATGCTTACTCATAGCATATGGTGATAACATCGGATTATGATGACGGGATGATGAACCTGCGTAGATTAATTTAGATTTCGTATGATATGCATATTCAACAACTTGCTTTGTACCATCCACATTTACTGAAAATGTTAATGTTGGATTTTGAAATGATGGTTGGATTCTACTCAATGCTGCCAAATGAAAAATGTAATCGTATTGAGTGTTTTGTATATTATCCATTGCTCTAATATCTCCACCTAAAAATTTTACATATGGAGAAACCTTTGCTTCAGAACCAATTGATAAATTATCAATTACATGGATTTCATAACCTCTTTTAAGTAATTCAGCTGAAAGAGCGTATCCTACAAATCCAGCTCCACCTGTAACTAATGCTTTTTTCATTAATCTTCTTTTTCCGTTTTTATAACTTCATCTGCACCGCCTGTTGTATATGGAGGTCTATATGTTGAAGTAGTATAACTCCAATTAGAACCACTTGGATTCCATTGTGTCGTTGTAGATGGAGTAAATGTTAAAGAACCATATCCAGGTGTTGTTGTAATTGTTCCGGTTGAACCCGTACTACAAGTTACCTCATATGGTTTATATGGGTTTGGGTTGTATGGTTGGATAAATGGTAATGTTTGTATGGGTGCAGTATTTGGAACTCCAAATGGAAATGGAGATGATACATTATCATCTTTTACTTCTGCTAATTTATCTTTTAATATATCCCATTGTTTTGGAGTAATATTGAATTCATGTACTCCTTCTGAAAATCCTTTTAACCAAAGGACAAATTCTTTTGATGTCATAACTATTTATTTCGTATTTGTGTTTTTATATCTATACTTGTTACTGTTTTTGTTTGTGGAGTCAATTTATCAACATCCATATCCAATTCTATAATACTACCCAATCCACTTAATTTATATGTTCTATATGCCTCATTGGTAACTACCGGTACTTTACTTACTACTTTTTGATAAAATGCCTTTGCTCCACCTCGCATTTCCAAAGATTCGGTTTCTTCATTTACAAATTTACCAAAAAATTTCCTAATTAATTCAGGCCTTACATTTGATACTTTTACACAATGAACTACATCCTTTGCTTTAGATACAAATAGAGTAAATATTATTGGTGCAGTTGTTTCTGAATATTTACCTTTAGTTCCATCCACATATTCATATTCTTTTATTAAATAAAATTTACTCCTAACCATTTGATTGGGAGTAATTTTATTTTTACTATCTACAAATCTTCGATATATTGGATTGAATGTTTGCATTATTTATTTAACATTTTCAATTTAGGTAACTGAAGTTGTTGAAACTTTGGTTGTATTTTAGTATAAATACCATATTGATTTAAAATACCATCAAACAATTCAGTCATTTTTTCTAAACTAAAATTTTGTTTATTTTGTTTTCCTAATTGAAATGATGCAATTTTATATTTATCATAATTTTTGTAAACATCTTTGATTACAGGCAATGCTTTTGAAATATTTACATTAAACCATTGAGCTTCTTTTAAAAGAAATTGGTCAGCGGCTGATTCATGTACATTTTTTAATTCACCTTCCAATAATACTGCACCTTCTTTTAAGAAATCCAAATGACCACTCCACCCACTTACTATAATAGGTTTGCCGGTTAAACTGAATTCTAACAATGGTCTACCAAATCCCTCACCTTTTGTAAAGTTTATCATTGCTTTCACTTTTGGATGTTCGTATAATCCATTCATTTCAGCTTCTGTCAAATCACCATGAATCAAATATACGGGAACTGAACCATAATCTTTACCCAATATATCTCTAATCTTTTTAATAGTGGTTTCTCTATCAATTACACTAAATCCAGCAGATGATGTTTTAAGAATTAATGCTGGTTTTACTTTTTCATTTTTGAAAGCAGTTGCGAATGTTTTAATCATCATTCCCACATTCTTTCTATCTTCACCCAAATCACCTCTTAACCAATGTCCTACAAATAAGAATGCAAAATCTTCTTTAATTTGGTCTAATTGAGTTACATTTGCAACATATTCAGTTCCAAAGTTTTCATTGAATCCTTCAAATAAAATCTCAACAGGTTTTTGAATTTTATGCTGTGCAATTAATTTACCCGTTTGCTTATCTGCTTCATTATAAACAGTTTTAACTAAGCTATCTTTTGAATGTTCCGATGGAGTAATAATTAAATCCATTCTATTACACCCATGAATCCAATCCAATGAACAATGTGTGGTTTCAATTGCTGCAGTAATTCCTATATTATAAAATCCTAATGGTTGAAATTCATTTGGTACTGTTACCTGAATATACACATCTGGCTTTTCTGAAATTTTTGGAATAATGTTATCTACAATCCATTTATGAAATTCATTATCATAATTGAGTGCATCCATTGGAGTATTCCCCCATCGTGTGCTAATAACTTTAATATTAAATTTATCTAATTTATATAGAGAATGTAATAAATCTCTAGCGTGGTCACCATATCCACTTCTTGTTGCTATTGGTGCTTGAAATACTAATGTTGGCTTCATACTATAACTCTATTAACTTATATTTTTGTTTTGGTTTCCAATTTTCAAATGCTCCCTCCATTCCATCTACTAATGTTTTACACATAGCTTCTTTACTTAACATACCATCTCCTAACATCCATTTTCTACCTTTCAATGCAGCTGCATCTCTATCTTCTTTTGGAGTTTTGTACCATTCCATAATTAATGGTGCTACATCTTCAAAATCAACTCTATCATCAAAGATATATGGAGTAGGAACTGAACCCGTTGTTGAACGAACTGGCCAAATTGGTTTAACCCAATCACCATAAACTACTGTATTCTTTTTGTATTTATCATGCAATGAACCAATTTCAACATAATCTTCTGCAGTTAATAATTTACCACTTGCAATATCTCTAAATCCACATTGGTCTTGCATACCACCTGTCACATTTACAATGATAGGAGTTCCTGCCATTACCGATTCTGCGGTTGCTAATCCAAATCCTTCGTTAGATGCTATGTTAATTGTAACATCTCCCAAATTATAAAGATAATTCAATTCAGTTTCAGTATAACGATTTGGTGCAAATATCACATTGGTTTCAGGCGAACAACAATGTGCAATTGTAGTTGGTAAGTCTGTTCCATGCTCTTCAACTGGTTGAGTATGCATTAATAAACATACCTTACTTCTTTGTTCGGGTGCAAGTGCTTCAACAAATTTATCAAATGCAAGAATTACATCAATCGGTTGCTTTCTACGAATATTTCTATTATTCCAATAAAGAACAAAATCATATTCTTTTTCTCCAAAAATAGTTTGTTTAAATTCTTTTGGAACTTCTACCGGTTTATACAAATCTGAATTGATACCATGTGGTACATAGCTCACTTGCCAATCGGCCGGTTTAGTCCAATGTTTTTCTTTATCCCAACTCCAAACTCTTTTAGTAATTCCATAAGTTTGTTTTGAAATACATCCAATCCAATCACAACTTTCGTAGTAATTTCTATTATATTTTGGGTCTGGTAAATCATCCCAAATGTGATAGAAAAACAAAGGAACTGATTGGCGAATTTCATGCTCCATTTCATACAGCCAAATCCAATATCTTGGGTCAGTAAAGTGTAAAATTGCATCGGGTTTTTCAATCATCAATAATTGACGAATAATATCAGCATTACCATACCCATCAGATGGGTATATTTTTACCTCTGCATCCAATACACCTGTTTCATTTCTAACACTTTCATTCAAATCCAATATTTTACCAGCTTCTGGATGTTTAATAGCTGCACCTAATTGAACCCAATCGTATTTGTTAACTGTTCCCATAACCAATTGTTTGGAAACATTAGCGATACCACTCGCCATTCGTAAATCATCCGAAAGTAATAGGATTTTCTTTTTTGCCATAACTTTTTTGTTTCTTAAAATTGTGAACCACTAACTTGTAATGTAGTGTATTCGTTTAATTGTTTTCTAAAATTTTCATTTTTAGTGTAAAGGTCTAAACTTCTATTAACGAGTTTTTGGAAATTGATACCACCTTGTATTGCTGCTATCTTAAAATCCTCATCATATAATTTTTGTATAACCTTAACAGTTGTTAATTTTAAATCTGCCATAGTTTATAATTTGTATTTATATATATACATATATATAGATAAAATTATTTTCCATCACAAATTCCTCTTTGTTTAAATTCACACCAATCGCATAACTTTGATGGCTTTTTAGGATATTCAATATCCATCTTATAATTACCACTTTCATCAAATACCGAATCAACAAATGCTAGAAATCCATTCCAAGCTTTATTAACCGATGGTTTACCACTTGCGGGTACATGTCTACTAATGCGTGGTATTGTATAATCTTCTACCTCAGCTACTTTTCTTTTTAAGATAATAAATTCTACCTCAATCATATCTTGTGATATGCTTAACATTTCAGCATAAAACTTTTTATACAAAAGTATTTGTGCATTTTTAACCGGGTCTGATTTTTGATATTTACTCCAACCTTTAGTAGATGTTTTAAAATCGGTAATGCGATATTTACCAGTCTTTTTATTTCTAACAATAAAGTCAATGAATCCTAAAAAGTTTACATTTTCTGCAATTTTAGTATTAATTGGTTGTTCAATAGCAACCAACTCATCATCTTTTAATGAGAAAAAATTATTGAAGTTTTTTGATTTTTGAAAGTAGTCTAATATAAGATTACCATCTTCCAAAAATTCTACCATCTCTTCTTTTGTGGAAATGTGTGTTTTGTATTCTTCGAATTCTTTTAGATAAATGTCTTTCATTTTTACTTTCAACATATCTTTAAGATTCATCATCTTATCGGCTTGTGATTTGGAAATGCGAAGGCATTTATCTAAATATTCTTGTAGTGTTTCGTGCATTGCCGAACCAAATACTGAATGTATATTTGATGTTGATTCGGATAACTTATCAATATAACTTAACTTATATTGTTGTGGACAACTACTCCACATACTATATTGGGAAAATGAAACTCTTGCCATATTATTTGTTTATACTACAAATATACGATTTTTATTTCATTATTCCAAATTATATTAATGGTCTTTTTCTAGTATCTTCATTAATAATATCATCTATAAATGAAAGTTTTTCAGGCAAAAATGTATCATTAAATATCATACCATGTGTAGTATGTGCAATTAGATATTTTTTAGAATTTTCCTTATCCCAAGTTGTTACATTTGCACTTTTTAAATAATTGATATATTTTTCCAAATGCTCCTTTAATTTATCAGATTTAATTTTTTTAATATTTTTTTCATATAATGAAATCAATTTCAATCTATGTTCATCAAAATTAACAGGATTATACCACCAAGGAAAATGTACATAGTGGAAATTAATTAAATCATGTGATTCTTTCAGTTCTTTTAAAAAATCAAAAAAATCATATGCATTTAAAAGTGAGCAAGTATATTGAAAATCGTATGTAATATTTTTGTATTGAGTTATAGCCCATTTCAATACCATCATATTCTTTTTAAATACTTTAGTATCAAACCCAGTTCTAGCATATTCACCAATTTCACCCAATCCATCTATTGATATTGAAAAATGTACTTTTCTGAAATCTTTTAAATATTCAAATATAGTCTTTCCTTTGTATTTTAAAATACTAAAATTTGTATTATACATCAAAGATATATTATTTTTATTTTGTATAGAATCTAATAATTCAAAATGTTCTTCCAATACAAATGGTTCTCCACCAGCAAAATATAATACTTCCATATTTTTCATAGAATCTTCATTTAACTTAAAATTAATTTTATTTAAAGATTCTATTTTTTCTTCACCAAAAGCTAAGACTCCCATATTATTTTTATAAAAATCTTCCTTCTCTTCTTGCCATTTTGTAGAATATGAATCGTTGCAGGTTCTACATTTGAAATTACAAATATTAGATGGTCTTAAATCCAATGATACGAATTCAGTATCGACTGTACCATCAAATGAAGTATTTTTAATATATTTTTCATCAACATCATCGATTCTAGCATTGTGATGCTCGTTCCATTTTTCTCTTGATGATTTTATATTTTGTTTTTCTAAATTATAACAAGCTGAACAATAATCATTTTGTACACCATTAAGCATATCCATTCTAAGCTTTTTATATTCTTCCGAATTAAATGCTTCTTCTATTGTTTGAGTTTTCAAATCAATATCAGTAAATGGTTTTTGTGAATCACAACATGCTCTAGCTTTTCCATCCATATAACCATTAAAATGGATGAATGGTAGTATACAAAAACTTTTATTCATTATATTTTTAATTTTAATTTTGTAATTTGTTTTTTATCAATTCCGTATTTTTCCGAAATATATTTCAAATTTTCTCTTCCTTCTCTATTAGAATATAAAATATCTAAATATTCAATTGCCTGTGATTCAGAACAATCGTATTCTTTTTTAATAAGTTCTATTATAAATGTTTCGTATTTTTCAGCCGATTTACCTTTCATATATTTAAGAAAGTATCTTCCTTTTGGGATAGCATTAATATACAACTTATACATATCCTTTGGCTCAAGTGTTTGAGTCAAAGGTAGTATAGTTGCAATTAGTTCAACCCAATCGGGATTCATTGAAAGAAAACGATTAATCATAAAGTTACTCCAAGACTTTTTATCTTCTTCTGATAAATTATCAAAATACTTTGGGTCTTGTTCGTTTGTTATTGCCTTAATATGGTCAAACAATGATTTTCCTGCCATTATAATCCGATTGATGATTGTTTATCTTGTAATTCTTTTGGTAAAAGTTCTTGCAATGCTTTACCACATTGTGTACATAAATACAATTCAATTGGAATAATTGTATCTTGTGGTTGCCCTGTCATAATTTTACTCAATTTTTTGAATCTATAACCAGGCATAAATGTTTTATTTCCACATTCACAATCCATATCTCTGGCATCATTTAAATTAATGCCCATTGGTAATCCCTGTTCCATTATCGTATAGTATTTATAATTTGAATTAATAATGATGCGAATACAATTTCTTTATCAACTACCAATGCGTCTTTAGCTTGAGATTCCGCAATTGCTAAAATGATATTTGCTGTGTTACCACCTGCGTAATCATCTACCTTATCATAAAGATATGTATACATTTCGGTATAATCATTCATCTGATTATCCAACACCATTTGTCTTATTTTTAAATAAAGATTTCTTTTATCATCAGAACCTTTCAATGCATCCACCAATTTTGTTTTAAAATCAGATTCAACCATAATTGCTCTATCTACTTTCAATTCTCCTTTAGCGGATTGTAATTGACAAGTATTTAAGATTCTACGAATATCAGGATAATATGAACTAACAATGTCAGCTACATTCTTAATATCATATGTAATTTTTTCTGTATCCAAAATTTTAGCCACTTGCATTGCTACATCCTTTTTAGTTGGAGGTGTAATCGCAAATGATTGACATCTACTTTGAATTGGGTCAATAATCTTCTCAATGTAGTTACAAGTCAAAATAAATCTACAATGTTTACTGAATGTTTCCATTAAGTTACGAAGAATTGCCTGTGCATTCGGAGTCATATAATCAAACTCATCTAAGATGATTACTTTGAATCCTGCAAATCCAACCGATGATGCGAAGTTCTTTACTTTGTTACGAACTGTATCCACATTGTTTTCATCCGATGCATTGATAATCATATGGTCACATTTGATTGTGTTTACGATTAACTTTGCTAATGTAGTTTTACCAGTTCCTGCTTTACCATACAACAATAGATGTGGGATATCATTGTTATCCAAATATTGCTGAATGGTTTCTTTGATGGTTTCATTACCAACATAATCAGCAAGTGTTTGTGGGCGGTATTTCTCCACCCACAAACTATGCTCTCTCTTATTAATATCGTTTGCGAAAAAGCTCATAAATTAATTTTTTACAAATACTCCGTTTACAGTTTTACCCGTTCTATCTTTGATTTCGTTCCAAGCTGCTTCCAAACAATCAGCTGGTTCTAACCCCAATTGTTTAGCCAAAATGATAAGTGTTACAAACGAATCACCAATACCATCTTTGAGTTCTTCATCTTTTGATTTTAATAATGCTCCAGCAGTTTCACCTACTTCTTCCAAAACTTTTAATAATTGCTTTGGTGCATTTTCTTTCTTTAGGATATCTTTATCAGCTGCCCATTGAGATACATTTTCTATTAAACTATCGAACGTCATATTATTTTTGATTTTCTTTTGTTCTTTCTAATTTTGTTTCCTCACTAATTGGACGAGGGAATAATCTAAATGTCATTCCATTTTGTTGGAAAGTCAATCCCTGTCCTTCAGTTGATTCAATTGTTAATGTTAATGGAGCTGCGGTTTCGCCTTCATTTGCATATGCAAATACAATTGGTTCATTGTTAAAAAACTGAAAACACCATTCCGCATCTACAATTTGTTCTCCTTTTGGTGCTGATACAATCGTATCTGGTTGCGACTCCTCCTGTGGAGTTAATTCTAATTCTTCTGTCATTTTTTATTAATTTGAGATTTCTACTAAATAATACTTACAAGTGAATTCATCGATTTTGAATTCAACGTGTGCTAAACCATCCGTTGATACTTTTAATTTAGCGGTTGTGGCTTCTTTGTTAGCCGTTAAAATTTCCTTCAAATATTTTGCTGAAAATGAAATAGGTTTAACATCACCATCAAATCCTTTGATAGCAGTAAATGTAACTCTATTTGTAGAGATTGATGAATAACCAATAGCCATCTTCAAATCACCACCTTCAGTAAATACAGTAAATGTATCGATATCAGATAATGCACCTTTTGCTTTGATGAATTTATCAATCATAGTCGATGCCATTTCAATGTTGATACCAAATTCTGGCATTTGTTTCAAATCAGGTACAGATGGGATAACACCTAAATCTGCTAATTGATATGATGTTTCGGTTTCATCCGAAGATAATTTCAATACAGTAGCTTTATCACCAACTGAGTCTACTTTTAAATTAATATCACTATCCAAAATACCAACCAAATTCTTTAATAAAGAAGTTGTGTAAATACCAATGTTAAATGGTGTTGATGTGAAACCATCAAAGTCCACTTCTCCTAACATTGTTTTGTCATCCGAAATGAAACGAACTGATAATTTATTACCTTCAGCGTTCCATGCTACTGATTCGATTACTCCACCTAATGAATACTTTTGGATAAATCGTAAAAGATTGTTTTTGTTCATAACTTTTGTTTTT